TTCGCGGTACGCCTCGCCCATGGTGATCTCGTGGATGGCAGCGTACAGGCTGATGAGATCCCCGCCGCGTTCGCTGGTGGCGAAGTCGGCCCACCGGCCGCTCAGGAGGTTGACGGAGCAGGAGTCGCCCTCGCCGCCCGCTAGGTCGCCGCACACCCACTCATGGCCCCGCCTGCGACCGCCTGCGAGCCACTGGGGGACCAAGGTGTCGGCGCTGATGAGCAGGCGCTGCGCGAGCGCGGTGAAGTCGAGTTTCGTTGTCATGCATTCCCCAACAACCTGACGGCATCGTCCACACTGCGGCAAACCCCCGCCACGCCCCCGGCCTGCCGGATCGTGGCGAGGAACTCCTCCTGCCCGGGGCGCATCCTGCCGGTGCGGCTCTTGACCTCGATGGCCAGCGTGCGGCCGTCCTTCAGCACGCCCATGATGTCTGACATGCCCTTGGCGGTGTTCGCGCGGATGTACCGCGTCGAGCCGTCGCGGTTGCGCTCCGCGAAGGTGCCGGAATTCTGCCGCCAGTGGCTGGCGACCTTCGGGTGTGTACGCAACAGCGACAGAATCGCCCGCAGGATCTGCGCCTCTGACGGCTCGTTGCTCGGCTTTGCCGGGGCGCGTTTCTGAGGCTCTGGCGGGATCGGCAGTTCACGCCGCGGCTTGCCCCAGATGGCGGCTAGGGTGTCTTCGCTGCGCTGGTGGTCTTGCATGACCTCGCGCAGGGTTTTGCGGCCTCTCATCGCTTCGCCCCTTGCGCGCACCGCGCCGCATACGCCCAGACTGAGGGCGCCTGCTCATACGCCTGCCGCGCGGTCGCGCCCACCTCCGCTTGGACCGTTACGCGGTACCACACGTTGTTTTTGTTGATCGCGTCCGCAACCACCAGACCGGACCGCTTCAAATGCAACAGGTATCTGTTGGCGGCGTTCTTCTGCACGCCCAAGTGGGCGGCCACGTTTGCCGTCGTCACCGGCTGGTAGTTCATGACGATGTGTAGTGCGTCTCGTTGTCGGGGGGTCACTTTGTCCTCCTGTTGGTTCAATCGGTGCAGCCGACGCACTCAATGCCGTCGTCTGCGTAGCCGAATGCATCCGCCTGCGCCTGCGTAAACGCCAGCATCTGGGAGTAGCTGGGGCGGTCCTTGCGGAACACTGCGCCGTCCGGCCGAGACGCCAGCGCCAGCGCCTCCATCTTTGCCCACCAGATTGCCCGCTCGGGCTTCTCTGCGATCAGGCTCTGCACCTGTGCAGCACCCTTCAGAAAGCACAAATCGCAGTTGCCGGCTAGGGTTTTGCCGTTGTAGGTCGGCAACTCCAAACGAAATGGCTGCGCTTCCCAGAACTCGCCGATGTCGGCAACGGTGATGCCTGCATCAGCCAGCGGCATCAGCATGGTTTCCTTCGTTGTCTCAGTGCTATGACCGCGAGCGCGAATCTTGGAAACGCGCCGATGCTCATCGGCTCGGATTCCTATCATTTGGTCCCACTCTAGGTCGTGCGCGTCCCAGCCCAAAGCCTGCCAGTTAGAACGCAGCCACTTGTGCATAGTGCGAATCTTGAGTTCGCTGGTACAAAACCTTGTCACCGGATTTGGCAAATAGTTGCGTTTACGGATGATGGCCTCAAAAGGCTCCCCATTTCGGCTGGCCGTCTCGTAATCCACCACCGCGAACCCGGCCTCATCGTTGCGGTATTCCACCCAGACAATCGGCACGCCCCAGTTCTGTCCGCAGTCGCGCACAAACCGCAACGTGGCCTCGTCCTCCTTGCCGGTGTTCGCAAAGGCGACCACCGCATCAGACGGCAAGCCGCCGTTGCTCTGCAGCACGCGCCACAGCATGTAGGCCGATGTCCTGCCGCCGCTGAAGCTGATGCAGGTGGGGCCGTCAATGCGGAACGGGTCTCTCATCTCTGTGGCCTCACGCTGTCCTCCTGTTGGTTTTATTGATGGCCCACGCCCACAGTGCGCCGCCGGCCACCTTTGCTGCGAACTGGGCTACAACAATCTGCGGCATCAGCGCGCCGAACGCCAATGTCGGGAACACCAGCGAATCAACCGCGGCGCCCGCGACATTGGAGCCATTGGCGCGCATCAACCAAGTGCCGCGCAGCTTTGCAAACGTCGTCCAGTCCACCAGCGCTGCGGCAGTAAACGCAACAGACGATGCAATTGCAATCTGCCCCGCTGCTGGGTTCAGCAGGTACGTCAGCGCACCCGTGCCGGCAATCAGCGCACCCATCTGCCACACTCGCAAGCGAACGTGCAGCCAATCTCGCAGCGCCAAATCCAACCCGATCAGAAGGAATGCGTTGATGGGCGACACCCACGGCCCGAAAGTGGCTACGCTGAGATTGGCGGCAATCATTGCTACGGCGTAGGCGGCGATTGCCGCAATTGTCAGATTCACAGTAACGCTCCTTGTAGCGCCCTCGGCTGCCATGCCGTTGGCGGGTTCTGGCGATTGATGCGCTTGGCCATGCAGCCGGCGCATTCCACTTGCTCTGCGTGGTGCAGGGCTACATTGACGCTATCCGCACTGGACAGCGGCCATTGCTCCGTTCCTTGGGCCAGCATCCGCAAGCCGTGCGTCCAAGGCAGGCGCGCACCAAAAGTGCGGTGCAGGGCATTGAACACCTTATCCATTCGCGCCGCCCACGATGGCGATCCGACCTGCCAGTATGCTCCCGATGAACCAAGGCAGACCCGGCCCCAATCGTTCGCCAAGTCCAGCAGGTAGTCAATCGGCAGGCCGAGGTGCCACACCGGCATCCCCCACTGCCTGCCGTAAGGCCAGGTCTTGACCATTTCACGCTGCTGTTCGACGCTGCCGTCAATAACGTCCGGCACTACAGCCCAATGAGGGTGCGCCAGCAACGGATCCAGCCAATCGTAGAACCCGCGCAAGTCAAACGCCACGCCGCGCGTCTTGCAGGAGAACGCCCCGTTGTCCAGCATCAGCGACTGCCCAATGCGCAGGCAAGTCTTGAGACTGTCGGGGCGAAAGTAACTGACGCAAAAATGCTGCCCCGCCATCGCTTCAAGCGCTGGCTTAGGTGTGATCGGTGTGCCGTGATAGTGCAGCATGGGGCCGCAAGTGTCAGCCCGCCGACTGCCGGCAGTCAACCGGCGCAGAATGACCCCGCAATTCTGTCAACAATAGTCACGGGGCGGCACAAAGTGGCATGATGCGTCGGCGCCGATGCGAGCGCGACACAGGAGTTGACGAATGTACACGACAACCTGCGGCCCGGGCGATGAAGCCACGTGGCCCACGTATCCCGCCGGCTACAACGGAGATCACCCGCACGAAGCGGAAGCCCGCGACCATCTGCTGGCTTGCCCAGCAGACTGGCAACTGTGGTTTTCGGTGGTCTCGCAAGCCCGCGAGGGTGCCGCGTTCGACGTCGTGAACGTCCGCGAGGAGGACATGGCCGCGGCTCACGCTGACGTCCTGCTGGCATGCCTGTTCGCCGGTACACGGGCGCAGGCCGATGCGGCTCGTTTCGAGCTGCAGAACCGATTTTTGCGAGATAACGAGCACCGCATCCAGAAGATCGCGGACGCGATGTTCGCCTGCAGCGAGCCTGAGTTCTATGACGATTTCTGAGGAGCGGACATGTTCACCAACATGAGTTTTCACGGCATCGTCGGCGTAGTTGCCACGAAGCGCACCAGTGCCAACGGCCACACTTGGCGGCACATCATCCTGACCGATTCCGAGGGGAACGAGACCAAGATCGCGTTGTTTCCTGCCAGCGAGGGCAAGCCTGAGCAGATCAGCATCACTGACGAGGAGCGGCCGCAATGATCCTCGAAACCGCAGACCAGCGCACTGCCGACTGGTACGCCGCCCGCATCGGCAAAGCCACGGCGTCCCGGTTCAAGGACGCCATTGCTGCGCTGAAATCCGGCGCCCCGGCGCAGGCCCAGCGCGACTACGCCACAGAACTGGTCGTCGAGCGCCTGACGCAGCAGCCCGTCCAGCGCTACGCCACCGCCGCGATGCAGTGGGGCACCGAGCAGGAGCCCGCAGCGCGTGCGGCCTACGAGCGCGCAACCGGCACCAGCGTCGAGGAAACCGGCTTCATCGCCCACGACACCCTGCTGGCAGGCTGCTCGCCTGACGGCTTGGTGGACTGGGACGGTCTCATCGAGATCAAGTGCCCGTACAACAGCGCCGTTCATATCGAAACGCTGCTTAACGGCATGCCGGCAGAACACACCGCACAGGTGCAGGGGCAACTCTGGATCACTGGCCGCCAGTGGTGCGATTTCGTTTCCTACGACCCCCGCATGCCTGAGCCGCTGCAACTGCATGTTCAGCGCATCCAACGTGACCCTGGCTTCATTGCCGACCTGGAAGCCCGGATCACGATTTTCCTGCAGCAGGTCGGCACTCAAGTCGAGGCGCTGCGGCGTCTCGCGGAAAGCAAGAAATGAGCACTGAGAAGCCCAAGCGGCCCTACGTCCGCACCGTCAAGGTGTACGTCGTGAGCCACCCCGACCACATGGACCGCCTGATCCGCGCCATCAGCGCAGCCGAGGCGATCCGCTACGCATCGTCGGGCTACGAGGCCAAGCTCGCCACGCAGGACGACATCATCGCCCTGATGGGCGGTGGCACGCCCGTCGAGACGACTGTGGCAGCGTCCCGCGTCCCCGGCGTGGACGACGACGGCATGCCTGCTGGCCTGACTGACTGATGAACCGGGGCGAGTTGCATTCGCCTTGCGGCTCGCCCCACTGAGGAGAACACCCATGACCGCACTCGTACCCGTTGACCAGATCGAACGCATGGCCGTCAGCGTGGCCCGCTCGGGCCTGTTTGGCGTCAAAACCTCAGACCAAGCGATGGCCCTGATGCTGATCGCCCAGGCTGAGGGCCTGCACCCGGCTATCGCTGCCCGCGACTACCACGTTATTAACGGTCGCCCCGCCCTGCGCGCCGACGCCATGCTGGCCCGATTCCAGGCCGCAGGCGGCAAAGTGGAATGGGGCGAGTACACCGACACCAAGGTCGTCGGCAAGTTCTCGCACCCGTCTGGCGGCAGCGTGGAAATCGCGTGGACGACCAAGATGGCGCAAGACGCCGGCCTGACGCGCAACCCGACATGGAAGTCCTACCCCCGCCAGATGCTGCGCTCGCGCTGCATCTCTGAGGGCATCCGCACCGTTTTCCCCGGCGTTGTGGTCGGCACCTACACCCCCGAGGAAGTCGAAGACATGGCTCCCGCGCCTCGCCAGGCCCCGCTGCCGCCCGCCCCCGAGCCCGTGGAAATCGTCATTGACGCCGAGGCCCTGCTGGAGCAGATCGAACTCGCCAGCACGCTGGAGGGCCTCGAACTGCTGCGTGCGGACATGCGCCGCGTCCCGAAAGGCCCCGACCGCAATCGCGTGATCGCCGCAGCCACGCGGCGCGCCGACCAGATCCGCGCCGAGCAGGAACCGCCTGCCGGCGACCCGCAAATCGTCCAGGCCGAGGAGGGCACCGTATGAGCACCCCAGTGATGACCCAAGCCGAGGCGGCGCTGCACTACCGCCTGCAGGCCGCGCAGGGCATGTACGCCGTCGCGGACGACCGCGCCCGCACCGCCCGCGAGCACATCGACCGCCTGCTGGTGGCGATCTACGAGCTTTCGTTCCCGCTGCTGGGCCACCCGGAGCACGGCAAAGCCGCCGGCAAGGCGCACGACATCGCCGCCGAGATCGAAGACTGGTGGTTTGCCGAGGAGAGCACCGATGACGACGAGTGACATCCTGCTGACCGAGCAGGAACTGGCCGAGCGATGGCGCGTGGCCAAGCGCACCGTGCGCCACTGGCGCGCCAATCAGCGCGGGCCGGCGTTCATCCGGCTTGGCCGCACCCAGCAGGGGCGCGTGATGTACCGGCTTGCCGATGTGCTGG